TCTTTAGGCGCTAAACCAGTTGGCAATGCAGTATCTAATGCAAGGTTCAATTCACCTTCAGACAAAGCGCCAAAGGTAACTGAGCCAATCACATCAAGACCCAATTGTTGTCTTACATTTGCAAGCTGTATTGATGCTGCTGTTATGTTTGGCAACTTGCTTGCAATTACGCCTGTACTTGCTCCAGCATCAATTGCGGCAATGGCTTCATCAATGTTGCCAATATTCTTCTTAATTTTTCCAACTTCAGCAAACGCTTGACCAACTTGTTTTGAACTTAACTCTGCAATACCTCTAGCTTGCGCTCTATTTGCCTGAACATCTGCCCCAAATTCTTCTGAATTCCTAATTGCAGTTGCTCTTTCCTGACCCTTAAGTTCAACTCCCTCTGCACTTATAACCCTAGTTGTTCCATTTTTCATAACAACAATGGTTGTTCCATCAGGCGTAACCTTGCTTGATTGAACTTTGTCTGTTCCACCAGCACCAGCTTCAGCTTTTCTCTGATTTCTATCTAAAGCCTGATTATTTACTTTAGTTAGGCTTTCAAGTGAATCTGATCTACCTTTGTCGTCAAGATTGTCCCATTGACTTGCAATTTCTTGAGCAAAAGGAGTAACTGTAGGGTCAATTGCTTTTGTGTCAATCATTGCCTTGATTGGGTTAGCGCCAGCAGGGACTGCTTTTAATCCTTTTGGAGTCACTATGTCATAGTCCCCAGTGACAGGATTTACTTCAGTAATAATGTCGCCACGTTTAAATACCTTGGTCTCAGGAGCAAACTGTTTAAGAATCGCACGACCTGCAACAGTTGATGCAAGTTTTTGCTCAACTTCCTTATCACGAGTTCCATCAGCCTTGAAAAGAGTCTTAGCAAGGTTTTGAACTTGTTGAGACTCAAGTCCTTGAGATGCTTTAAGACGTTGGTCAATAATGGTAGAGCCAATCTGACCATAACCTAACAATTCGTTGTAAACAGTTTCATCAACAGTGCCATCAGCCTTGATAAGACCTTTAGACAATTCAAGAGCGTTGGCTTGTAATCCACGATTCTGCATACCAATACCACGCTCAGTAAGGTAATCTTGAGTCTTTAATTGATTTAATTGCTGTTGTTGAGCCTGCTCCTGCACCTTCATCATCTCATTACGCAACAGGAATGCAGCTTCTTGATCTCCACCTTGCAATGCAACTTGAATGGCTTGAGCATAGGAGTCAGGGTTAGATGGGTCAATCATCCCAATCAACTGCTGACGCTGACTAATCTTTTGCAGCATAGGGTCTTGACCACCCAAAGCACCGCCAATAGCACCGCCTAACTGTTGACCAGCACGATAGAACCCATACTGTGCTTGAGACATAGGGTCAAGTTTTGCATATTGCAATGCTTCAGCCTCTTGCGCTTGACGTTGAGCAAGTTGGTACTGTTCAGGAGTAGTAAACAAACCGAGAATGTCTGAGGTTGCCATGATTATTCCTTAGATTTGTTGTCCATTAAATGAAAAACTTGTATATGGATAAGGTTGAGTTTGTCCTTGCTGTGGTGGTCCAACTTGGTATCCACTATAGGTTTCATATGGTTGATTAATACCAAACAACTTTTCAAACCCAGTTTGCAGTCTTGGGTCTCTAGCCGCACCTTGCAATAAGCCGCCCAATGGACTGTAGCTAGAACCACGTTGTTGCGTTTCAGCGGCACTCAATCCACCAGCTAATAATGATCTACCAGCATTAGCGCCATAAGCCGCCGCTTGACCACCCAAACCAGCCCCCAAGGTTAAAGGCTGTTGACCCATCTCCTCAATAGACTGACCAGTACCCAAATAAGTTTGAAATGGACTCAATGCGCCTACCTGACCAGCTTGATACTGACCTAACAACTGGCTTCCTGTTCCAAACAAGCCTGTGCCAAACGCAACATTCTGTTGACCAGCTTGCTGTGCTTGTGCCGCTAACTGAGCATCTTGTTGGGCAATGGCGTTGTAGTAGGCTTCCATCTCAGGTGTAGTTGCACCCAATCCACCCGCACCACTTGGGCGCATACCTGTAGCACCTACCGATAGACCGCTACGACCTTGTTGGAACAACTGGTTCTGCAACTGAGCCATCTGACGCTCACGGCTAGGGGCAAGCAAGTCCTGTTGCTGTTGGATATATTTAGCCGCAACCTGTTCAGGAGTTTGTGCAAGGTACTGCTGACCCAAACCAAACAACCCTGTAGCCGCCTGTGATAATGGCTGATACTGTTGTTGAGCCTGTTCTGCTTGAGTTAAAGCGCCACCAGTTAAACCCATCAAACGATCTTGATAGCCTCTTAGTTCAGGGCTTACTGTATAACCAGCGCCTGACAAATAACCACTAGGGTCAAATTGGAAGTTGGATGTGCCGTAACGTGTAGTAATCCCTACAGGGCGAAACTTAGCCGCTTCAGCCGCTTGCCTAGCCGCATCACGTTGAGCCGCCGCAGATTGAGCCGCCGCATCCTCAATAGCATTAGCTTGGGTTTGCGCCCCTATAAATCCTAATACTGCACCAATAGGCATATCAATCTCCTTTAATTAAAATCTCATCCACTTTAGACGGGTCTTTTTCGTCTGTGGCATGAATACAAAACCAAACACAATCAGTTATTGCTTTAACCCCATGAATCAATCCTGCCTTAATCTCTAAACAAGCAGGAGCATTCACAATATCAATCTCATTACCACGCAACACAGCAACCTTACCTTCAGCCAAGATAGACAAATGACTGAAGTTATGGGTGTGTTTTAAGATGGCTACACCAGCAGGAAACCTAGCTTCCTTTGCATACAGTCCATCAGAAAAGTGGTGAGTAATCATGCTGTGCGTTTCCACATATACACAGTGATGTACGGCTGATAGTTAGCATTAGTGGCACTAGCGCCTTCTGTAGAGTTAGCTACTGAAATGCCAGTGACTGCTGTTTTAGTCACACTATCACCTCCAGCACTAGAAGTAGAACTTTGAAAAATACCAGTTCCAGCCCCGCCAGGGAAATGTGTGTCAACACCATGAAAGTGGCTTGGGTCAGTTACTGTTGCTGTATGAGTGTGACTTGGCAATGTAGCATTAGCACTACCGCCAGTTTCTTCAGCCGTGTCAAAAAGTGCATTGCCTGAATCAAAACCAACCATGACACGACCAGCACCAAATGCAGTCCATGTACCAAATCCAAGCAAAGTAGCAGGATTGGTGCTGACAGTGGCATTAATGTAAATTGAACCGACAGGATACAAAATCGGCAATGCCGCTTGAACAAAAGCAGTTGTAGCTATTGCAGTTGTACTATTTCCACTAGATTGCGTTACAGCAATCGTTCCTGTTGGCAATGTAGGAGTACCAGTAAAGGTAGGACTTGCAAGATCAGATTTAGTTGCTATGGCAATAGCAATGTTGTTAAACTCTGTATCAATTTCAGTACCTTTAACAATCTTTAAAGGATTACCAGAAATTAAAGCATCTTTGGTTGCAAAGTTTGTTGATTTTGTGTAGTCTGACATAGTTACTCCTTTAACTTACTTTGCCATTTTTGGCTTGCATTTCAATCTTCTGAATAGACAACGCAGTACCATTTATGTCTGTCTCATATCCAGTTTGAACAACTTTCCCACTTCCTGATGCTGAAACTGTAAGAGTCTGTAACGCAACACCATCAGAGTATTCTGCAACTACAGTGGCATTAGCACCATATTCAGCAATGTTATAAAAAGACTCGCCTTGAGTTGGGATAGTGTCATCAGCAGACAAATAATTTGTTTTAAAGTCAAATCCCCACTTAAAGGTAACAATCTGGTTTGTACCGCCAATAACCACAATAGACAACTTCTTCAAAATAGAAGTTTGATTCTGATTCCCAAGGTCTGCATGGTTTGTGTAGTACAACATACGATATGCAGATTGATAATCTTGGTAAGTATCATAGAAACCAATATAGCCATTCTTGCCAATATACAAACTACCATCACGCCTAGATAAAAATGCTGTTGGAGTAATTGAGTCCCAAGTTGTTGCCCTAGCCGAACCATCAGGCAAATACGCTTTAGTGTCAAAACAAAATACAGCACCTATGGATGGTGTAGTCAATAAGTAAAACGCTTCACGCTCAGAATAAACCGACTTTATGTCTGCCAGTGCCTCACCAGTTAGTACAGTTGTTAAGTCATTACGAATATTCTTAGACAAGTCTCTCTCAGGAGCAGACTTCTCTTGGATTGTTCTCATCAGTGATCTGACACCAGAGTTAGACAGAAACAGCACATCAGTGCTAGTTGTTTGAACGCTATCTCTTGCGATACAACCAATACCCTCAACAGTGTCACTTAATGACATTGATGCTGGTGTAGTGGCATTTTGATAAACAAGAATTTGACGTTTACCAAATATAAACAAAAACCCATTGTGTGCCGCAAGACCTGTGATCTGGTCAGCGCCATTCGCCCATACACGATCTACATTCAAAGAACCTGATGTACCTGTTGACCAAACATGACCAGCAATCAAATCAGAGAAAAAGACAGTAGAGTTATTTGTTGTTGTAGTTGCCGCCCACAATCTACCAAAAGCTGAAATACAGATGTTGGCATCAGGAACAGTAGCAACATAACCTGACTTCTCAGACACTCTACGATACGTTGTGGTGCTGACAGCAGGGTCATAGATCAAAGGATTATGACCAGACTGAAAGAAGTAAGTTATGTTATTTAATGATGCA